TGAACTTGTCCAGTCCAACTCTTACGGAATCCAGTGTGATAGAGAAGGCACTCTTCATCCCTTCCCAGATTTCTTTCCAGTGAAGCGCAAAGGCTATCAGTGCTCCCAGTGGCCCCAGAAGGGCCAGTACAAGTAGTCCCCACTTGGAACGCATGAAGTCCATGATCTCGCCCCACTTCTTCCAGATGACGATGCCAAGGGCAACGGCAGCAGCGATAGCCAGTACCGTGAGGGTTACAGGCCAGATAGCCACTGACAACGCGCCAAAGGCCACCGTCAAGACTCCAACCCCAGCTGAGATAGCAGGGACCAGACTCAGCAGAATTAGTATGGGGCCAGCAATGGCAGCAAAGGCAACAGCTGCCACACCTACTATGGCTATGACCTTGAGTATGGTGGGGTTGACGTTCTGGAGCATACGGGCAAATCTTTCTACTGCTGTAGCAACCTTCTCCACAATGGGAAGAAGAGCCCCCCCCATTATCTGCGCCACATCTCCGAGTCGGTTCCGCATCTGAGTCATAGGGTCTGCGGCGGCCTCAGCCTGGCCAGCCGTAACGCCCATAACCACATTTAGTCGTTCCATAAATGTTGCACTTGAATCAACAGAGACCCCTACCGCATCAGATGTGTTGGCAAGACCAGCGAGAAACTTGCTCATGGTCTCCGCCACGGTAGTAGCATCACGAGTTGAGAAGGCAGCAGCATCAAGAACCGCAGGTAATGCCTTTAGTGCTTTTTGCTCATCACCAAGCACACCAATGAGTCGGGTCAAGACCTCTCGTTGCTTCTCGTCCCCGAAATTGGTTTTTCTTTGGAGAGCTTCAATGGTCCCCTCGACACTCTGCTTGACGGCATCATAGGACGTGCCAACGTTCTGCAACGCCTGGTCAAGCTGGCGTATACCTATCTCCTGGTCTTGGGCGGACTTTATCATACCGGCAAAAGCAAGGGTGCCAGCCGCCCCGAACGCAGACAGGGCTACACCAGCACCACGTAGCTGGCCTTTCATCTTGTCCAGACGCGCAGCAACGCCACTGAAGGCCCGCTGCGACCTATCAATGGCATCGATGACTACCTGTAATTTTGCATCAGCCACGTTCAGCCCTGCTCTTTTCGTATTCAGCCTGAGTATTAAGAAGCAGCATCATGTTAGATACCACATCATCAGGCATGTCCTCATACTCTTGCCAGGAAAGACCTGTCTTGAGCAGGAACGCCGCTTCTGCTAGTTCCCCGATTGCTGGACCATCTCCGGAAGCCCAGATTGCAGCGTCCCGTTCAAGTTTTTTTGAGCCTCCTCGGTCCGTGATGCATTATAGTGCTTATGCATCCACGCAAGGACAATATCGGTGTGCTCATCAAACCGCTCAGATATTGTCGCCTCCGTGATCTCGTCGGCGTAACTCCATGCCACTGTCCCGACAAGGAGCATCATGTCATCCTCGTCAGGGTTACTTGGAGTACGTTGCCCATCATCTGAGTTGGGGTCCGTGGCCATCGCTCGCAATTCCTCAATGGCCATCCCTTCGGCCTTCAGTACCCCCATGTATGAGAATGCAGCCCTCTGCACACGCGTGTCTATCTTCCGCCGGTCGCCCCTAGTAAGACGTAACTTGACATCCCACCAGGAATCGTCTGGCGTGGTAAGCCGTTCAGTATCCATGTCCCCCCTAATTAGCGCCTATCGTTATCGTCCCATCTTTGACCAGACGCACTTCATATTCAACTCGGCCCTTGACCTCAGCGCCAGGCTTGTACGACTTGACGAACATTTCAGCACTAATCTTCCTTGCCCCTGAAGCAGTCCCAACGGGATTATATTCAAAGGTCAGATTAGTTCCTACCGCAGTCGCAAATATAGCATCAGGCCCAGTGGTTGCCGTGTCGTCGAAGGCACCGCGCAGCCCAATCTCGCTCGCAAGCTCTATGCCAGCTATGACCCTCTCGGCTGCGTCGTCGAAGTGGGTAACGTCCAACTGGTCAACCTCTTTCCCGAATGCATCCATCGAATCCACATAGCTGGTGAAGGCAGTCAGAGCCCCGCCTGCTGATGCGTCAATCCTGACAACAGTATTGCCAGCCACCTTGTAAGTTGCCATGTTACGTCACCTCCTCGATAACATCGTCTGCTAAGAGAAACGCTATATCCACGTTGTCTTTGTATGTCGCACTGGATAGATCAATTGAATCAAATGTGCCCCCCGCATTGAACTGCTTGAAGTCCGCCGTAATGGGAACTCCATTCGTCTTTCGGACTGGCTCGAAGGTAAATGAACGCCCTGGTTTCACCCTATATATTGGCATCACGGCCTCTCATACATTGTTACGGCGTTTATTGTCCCTGTGCTAGTACCACCTATACCAACCTTGAAGCGGACATATCTATTCAGAGTGCCCGTAAACTCGGTCTTCTTGGAGCCAGTCGCAGTAAAAGCATCCTGTACCTTGTTGGCCCAGGTGGATGCGTTGGCACTGTGGTCCAGATTGGTTGTAAGCGTCCCGGTCCCACCTGCTGAGAACAGCAAGATGTGACTGAAAAAATGACCTGTGCCCGTGCTTAATGCGCTGTCATCCACTGACCCACTATTCAGCGTGTCGTTAGGGATCCCATCAAGGCTTAAGGCAGAGCCGAAATGCTTGCAGACAGAAACGGTCCCATCAGGAATAAACTCAGCTTCTGCCCGCACGAGCTCGCCGATGTTCGCAACTGGCTTGGCTGATTTGCTCAACACCTCAGCCGCATACGCCCTGTCCCCTGTAGTCGTGCCGATGAACATGCTCACCACTTCGCCGGTCGTGCCCACTATCGTCCCTAGCATAGAGTCGTAGCTTTTCGAGCCATCCGCAAACCACCCGGCCCATTCTATGGAATCAGAGCGAAGCCCTGCTTGAATCGCCTCCGCAGCATCGCCAAAGGCAGTCTTGTCTAAGGCAGCCGCTTCCAGTGTGACACTGGCCCTGGTGGTGCTGGTGCCAGGATCATAGCCACCGGCATAGAACCTGACCTCGTTGCTCCATATATTAGCCACCCTTCCACCTCCTCTCTATTTCTCTTGCGGCGGCGCCAAGGAACCCTTTGATTGCCCCAGCGCTGGACTCCAAAGCTGGCTTCAAGAACGCCCTGGCACGGGTGCCTCTTCTCGCTATAGCCTGGGCCACCAGAAACGCCCCTGAGCGGCCCGCAGGGAAGCCGTGCCGCCGAGCCCAGGGTTGCATAGCATCTAGGGGCGGGAAGTGCGGATCGGTGCCAAATTCCACATACGGCGCATACTCTACGTTTGAACCAATGAACACCTGGTGCTCCGCTACCCGAGATGTGATGGATGAGCGCAAACGCCCAGTATCCACCGGGGCGTTCTCTTTGGCTTGCCCCTCGACAGTGAATCCAGATTTCTGCAAGAAGGAGCGTATAGGCCCCATGACCATCTGAGGGTCTTTCAAGGCCCGCCTGATCACATCTGCGTGCTCCATTCTTATTTGAAGCTCTATGGTCATGCTACCGTCTTCGTGTACTCCAGGATTACGTCAAATCCAAAGTAGAACCCGCCTCCGAACCATGCCCTGCGTCCGATATTCTCCACTGAAACCACAAGGGATGTATCCACCTTACCGTCCAGCGTTGCATTATCCTTCAGCGCTTTGATAATGCTCTTGCCCGTCTCGGTAGGGTCAATCATGTCAAACAGTGCCTTCCACCCCTCCGCAGCATCTGCCGATGATACCAGCACGGTTATTCTCATACGACCCTCGAAACTGTTGCCGCCGAAAAACAGAGTCGGATCGAAGGTATCAGGCGTTATCAACGCTGCAGGGAAGTAGTTCACCTGCTCCGGTGGGTGCTCCATTACCTGCAATGCGGGAGTGGTACTCTGCACGTTGGCCTCCAGCACCGTCTTGATCCCAGCAAACACATCGCTAAAGTTGCTCATCTAGTGCAACCTTCGGAACGGGAATAGCAGCTGCTTGACATCTGGGTCCAACCCGCCGCGCCATGTAGTAGTCATCCCTATATCTGGGAACCCTACCTCGCTAGCAAAGCCAGAGTCTTTCCGTTTCCAAATGCGCGATGCCTGGATAATAGTGGCCTCCTGCACCGGCTGGGGATAGATATAGTAATTCACGTCCAACGTCGTCGCGTGAGTGGTGGCCGTACTGCCGTTGACACCACGCTCTACAGTGACCGCCGTCCCACTGGTAGACTTCACATACATCTGCTCACTCTGTACGAGGATAGTCATTCCAGGCTCGATGCCAGCAGTGTCTGCGGTAAAGGTGGTAGTCCCCGATGTGCCTATAGTGCCAGACGTTTTTGCTCCAGTTGTACCAGTGACCTCCCGATATCCCCAAGTACCAACGATCTCGTACCGACGAGGCCCAGCAAGAAAGGCGTCCTGTGTCCCGTTGGACTTGGGACTCACCTGCAAGGCGTTGTAGGGCAT